TTTAACAAATGCTTCTAGCACAGGTCCCCTAGCCTCTTGCTGTGACTTTTCTATGAAGTGCTGGGGATCTTGTTTCGATGTGCCTGCGTTTGGAAAATGAGCAATGCGCCCCTTCACATTATCGTAACCGACCTGTACTTCATAGCCACCTGTCTGTACGGAAACACCGGTAACCGTAACATGTTCTGCCAATGGCCCTTTACCAGTTTTATCCTCGTTAGAGACTGGTGTGTTTGGCTTTAAAATGTCGGCGAAGACTTGCCCACCTTCTTTGACCGCTTTACGAGCGCGCCGATCATACCCCTTAGTTAAATTATCAACCGCTAACAATAATTCTGCTTCGCCTTCGACACTCATTAGATCACCTCCTGAGTTGAAATCTGAATCAAATCCTTGGTTCGATAATCGGGATCTAACGATTTGATTTCATACATGATATCGTGCCACTTAATACGCCAGTTAGGCTTGACTTCTTTTTGGGTTTTAAAAGCAATAATAAATACTGGCGATTGTTTCCGATAGCCCACTTTATTGCCTTGATTAACAAACTCACGAATTGATAATTTAGGTACTTCCGCCCAAACGGAAAATTCTTCGGTCTCAACGGCGTCAACTTGCACACCGTCGGCAGTGATCCCCGGACCAACCGAATAGAATGTGATCCGCTCATTCATGTTAGTTGTTTTCAGCGGTATCATCCCCTAACTCAGAGCGTAACTGATTAATAATACCAACAATTGTGGTTGATAGAATCGGCCGATAACTGTCTGCAGTAAGTCCGCGTTGATAATAATCCTCTTTAACTTGCTTCATCAACGCAATCAAAAAACGTGGCTCTTCAATAAATTCTTGTGCTTGGGAATCATACTTGATTGCTCGGGCGATTTCTAATGCTGTCGCATCAATCAATGTCTTCAACAAGTCATCATCAAAATCTTGATCAATTTTGCAGTAGTTTTTCAGCGTTTTAAACTGATCAACTGTCAATAGCTCAGCCATTTGATCTCACCTACGCTTCAGTAACGGTGACTTCACAACTGGCCGTTTTAGCACCATCAACCGTTGCTACCGTAATTGTGGTCGTACCAGCCGCTACTGCAGTAACTTTACCAATAACTGGTGTTACTGTAGCTATTGCCATATCCGACGTTGAAAACGCAACAGTTTGATTAGTTGCGTCACTAGGTACAACAGTGGCTTTAAGAGTGGCAGTCTCACCAATCTTTAAAGCTAATGCTGTTTGGTCCAATTCAACGCCGGTCACGCTTTTGGGGCTGCCTCATCCGTGTATGTTAAGAAGAAGCCGGCTTTTTTATCTGCTGGCTTAGCATCAAACCGAGTTGCAACTTGCAGGTACTGACCATAAATCTCGCTATCCACCCAACGTACAGTTACATCAGAACGATTGGCAAAAATAACCGCACGTTTAACGTCACCAATAAATGCGTGCGCTTCACCCGCTACACCAAATAAAGTATCCGCAATTACAAAAATCGGCATATTTAACACGGTTTTACCACTCGGCGAAACAATCGAATCTTGTAGCAAGTAGCGACCATTGCCGTCCTTCAAAGTATCCAACCAATTGTAAAAGCTTTGAGTCGCAACGATTACACGCTCATAGGCGGGATCTAGATCAACATTATTGATATGTTTTAAGTCATCAAGCGTATTGACTGATTTTGCGGTAAAGCCCTTCATAACTGTTGCAACTGCACCATTAGTCGTATTTTGTTTTTGCTGATTGGCATTTTCGCCCACGATTCCAACTAAATCAACTACGGCATCATCAATTGATTCTTGGGATAATGGAATGGCACCACGGTAAGTTTGAATTTTCCAATCAACATTGGCGAATTCCGGTTTAGCCAATGCCGGATTCTTTTCTAACTCGGCAACGGAGATCAAAGTCGCGGTAGTATTTTTCAAAATTGGATATTGCCCAGATGCTGTCGTTGCGGCAAATACGTTAGTAAATTGTTTTAAGTCGACACTTGTTTGCAATTCGCGTTGCGGCGTATAACTAATGGCTACTGGGATAACCGGCTTGGCATCGGGGCTACTAATACCATCAGTAGTTGGCGTAATATCACGTAACATTTCTCCTGGAATAACGGCCTCACCATCACGAATTTCAACACCTTCAGTTATCTTGCCTTTGCTACGAATATATTCATTAATAGCATGCCGTTGTTCTTTGTTTGCTTCCACCTTATTACGCTTAGCTGCTGGCTTAGTTTTCCCTCTTAATGCTTCCTTGTACAAGTCCAAATTTTCTTCATTCATACGAATTTCTTTATTTAGATTATCCAGTTCCGACCGTTTCGCTTTTGCAGCAGTAAAATCAGCTTCATTTTCAGCCTTTTCAGCCAAACTACGAACCTCCGTTTGCAACGCAGTTACTTTGGACCGCTGCCCTTCTAATTTGGCCTTCAATGCTTTAATCTTTTCATCTAAAGTCATGAATATGACTCCTCTCCGCCTAATTTTAGGCATAAAAAATAGGCATTAATTAAATACCCTTTAACAGTTCTTCCTTTTCAATTTGTCTAAGTAGTTCCCGTTGTTCCAGTCTCCATGCGGGTTCTTTGCGTAACGCTTCAACTAATTCTTTACTTCTTGAACCAACCATCACCTCAGTATCCGGATATGCTGGTGTCGTAACGACAGATACATCATAAAGATGATCAATTTTGCGAATTGTACGCTGATAATCAACGCCCTCTTCTTCTGAATCTTCCCATTCTTCGGCACCTTTTTCATTAAGAATAGTAAAGGCAAAACTACATTGATTAATAACACCAGCCTTGATATTCGTCAGCAGGTCACGAGCAAACTGAGTATCGGTTGGTTTGACCCGAAATTTAAGGCCAATATTATCAACTTCCAAATCCAGATTAATTCCAGTACGTCCTAAGACTTGATTCTGATCGTGATTAAAGGTTGCAACAACGTTAGCCATGTCGGTTTCATCTAAAGCATGGCTATCCAAAATTTCTCTAAATCGCACAAAACCGCCCAGAATATCAGAAGGTTTGTTGAATTTAAGCGCGTACCCCTCAATGACAGATTCTTCGGAATCCTCAATCTGTCTTAGGTTGAGCGTCGTCGTTATCTGTCGCGTTTCCAAACCTGTTGTCATTCATATCACCTCCCTTCGCTGCCTTCATTGCTTGATATTCTTCCTTTTTATCCATAAACACGGTATTAAGATTTGACTGATAGCGATCCATATCAGGATTATCTACAGGAACCCGCCCAGATTCAATTAATGCTTGATTAGGCGTCAATAACCCGCCTTCTACTGCCTTCTTAGCATCATCAACAGTTAATCCTGTTTCTTGCCGCGAATCGACTTCAAAGCGCCATTTGTGGCGTTCTAGGTCATCGAATAATTTGAGCTGTAATTCTGCAGTGATCGGGGCAAAATAATAGGGCAAGTCGGACTTGATAAAATCTTCATTCAATTGTTGAATTGATTGATTAGGACTGTTAACGGCTAACTTATAGGCTGGAACGTGTAGGGCTTTTGCAATTTGCGCTGTGGAATAATTATTAGAATTGATCAGTTGAAGCACATTGGTGTCAACTTCTAACGGTTTATATTCCATGGTTTCATCAACAACAATTGGTGATCCGCCGCTAGAACCTTCTTGAGCAAATTCAAAATCCTCGCGCATCTTTTTACGAGCTTCACGGCTCAGTTTGCCTTTGGCATTCAGAATTGACCCTTTTAGGCCGCTCTTGAAGAAACGTTTAAGTGTCTGAATCCCCGATTCCTGTAACCCTATCTCATCCCTTAAGCTCAACAACGGCGATCGGCCGTGAATGCCATCATAACTAAAGAATTTCCAATGGATCACATTCGCTGCCGATTCGACAATTGTCTTGTTCGAATTATTCGGTGTAAACTCATAGATCAATGCATCTGCATGAGAATCATCAACATAGGTCTGACTAGGCAAATAAAATTCTAATAAGGCAGGTTTGTCCGTTAATGGATCGCGAATAATTCTGGTATAGCTATCACCAGTTAAAATTGTGTTTACGGTCATAGCAAATTTCCAATGATAACTGTCCATAGCGGTACTAGCCTTCTTATTCAACAAATAATCTAGTTCGTTACCTTGGACAATCCTACCTGTTTTCTCATCAATTATTGAGTATGGAAATCGGGCAACGTTATTCGCTATGTGTGACACCGCAGTTAATACATCAGAATTCTTTAACGCCGAAATACCAACATAACTACCACGGGAGTAACTAGACAATACGCCGCTATCCAATAGCTGTCTTGCCCAATCACGGTTCTCTCCTTGATCAGTACTTCTAAAAAAAGGCATTCATCATCACCTCCCTTCTGAAATAATTGAAACAGAGGCAATAATTACTAGAAATAGGCCAGTAATGAATAAGCCAAGCGGCAAATTAATGAAGAAACTTGCTACAATAATCAGTGCTAAACCGATCAATAGAACAAATCGCGCCATATTTAACTTTATCCAGGCAATCAATTAACCACCCCCCTAAAAACCAAAGTCTTCATCAAACACATCATCATCAGTCAATGTCTCAACACTTTGCCGGAAACAAATCGCAAAAGCATCCAGTAACGCGTCAAGTGCATCTATTTTGTTCGAATACTTATTTTTATCAATACGAACGCCGTTATTATCCGAAAGTAGCACTGCATTATTAATTGCTGCAGTTAAAATCTCATTGCCAGAATGTTTAATTTTCTTTTCTAGAACATCATCCCTAAATTGTTTGGTCGGCATAGATAAAGTCAATGTCCCTTGTCGCACCTGAATTTGTAACCACTCTGGGTGGCCTTTTTCAATCTGAGTTAATAATGTACCGTACTGCGCGGGATCAAAACAGATTCCTTGTACATCTAATTCATTTTCGGCCACAAATTGATCTAACCATTGGTAAACTCGCTCAACGTCGATTACCCCCGACTCAAGTGTAGTGATCTCGCATTGACCGATTTGCTGCAGGCGTCGATAATCAAGCCGATCAGACTTGATTTTGGAATCCAATCCATACTTTGTACCGACAAACGCAAAAGAATCAGCGTACCAATAGCCATCCATTGGAATTAACCAGCTAATGGCATACAAATCCGAAGTTTTACCAACATCGACGCCGATCCAAGCTTTTTTGCCGTGAATATCAATTGGATCAATTTTCGCAGCATTCCAATGGTCAATATCCATATATGAGTTTTCCTCCGCTTGCCGCCACATATTAAAATTCTTGATCAACTTACTATTCAGCGAGCCGTCACCCCGTGCTTGCTTCAACTTACCAGTCAAATAACCTGTAATTTGTTTTTTTAAGCTATCTACGTCCAATAACGGGTTCGACCTGATCCACGTTTCCGGTTGATCAATCTCACTTAAATCATTTTGCTCAGCTACGAAGGCAAAGTAGCGTTCAGCTTCGACTTCACCTAACAAAACTTTTTTAGCATAGGGATAATTTGAGACAAACATAGGAACATTCATATCAAATCCAGCGGTTGAAATAATAAAAGTCAAATAACTTGGCAACAAAACTTGCCCAGAAGATAAGGTTTCAAGCATATCTGTCGTTTTAGCATTTGCATATTCATCAACTACCGCCACATGGGGTTCATAACCGTCAACTAATCCAGCATCCCTTGAAAATGAACGAATAATGGAGCCGTCATCAAGATTAATAATTTCATCACGCGTGATTTTCGTCATCCGCTTAATTTCATCATCCTGACGGCACAATGCTTTCAGTCTATCTTTAACCATATTAAATACTATTCCGGCCTGCTTACGATCATTGGCAGCAGTATACAATTGCCGTTTAAACGCCGGATTCTTGCCAAATAAGAATTCAAATAGAATAATGCCTGAGATCAATAAAGATTTACCGTTTTTCCGTGCCATTGTAATGAATGCATCAGTGAACCTGCGAATCGTATGATCTTCCTTGTTGACCCAGCCATAAATTGAACCAATAATAAACTTCTGAAACGGAGCCAGCGGCTGCGGTTTACCTGTTTTTGGTTCCGGCAGCATTTCCATAAAAGCAACCGCCTTGCCTGCAAGTTCTTCATCATATTCCCATTCCCAGTCAGTGCGTTTTAAATCAGCCTCATGTCGTTTCACTGCCAATAAAACCCAACGAGAAGTTAAAAGCGTGCCGTCCAATACGCGCGGATTAAATGTTGGCATCGGATCGTCAAACTTCTTCATCCAAACATCCCCTTAAGCGAATGATGTTCCTTTTCCTCCCCCTTAGGCATATTCATTTGCATACGCGAATTAACGTTTAAACCTAAATCACTAGCCAAGCCTTTAATATTCTTGGTTGCTTTGTCCAAACGTGAAATTTCACGATCACGTTTGGATTCAAGCTGATCGCACGCTGACTCGGCACCATCTACCTTAATCGCTGCTGACTTAATAATTTCCGGGCTACCAATTGCTTCTGCCTGCTGAAGTTCATCTTCAACAACTGCCAGAGTTTGCTCTGCTTTCGCTAACTGATCGTCAACTTTTTGCAGGCTTTTCGAAACCGATTTATAAATCGAATACCAGGTACAATAATTTTCTAGCTCGGCACGATCTAGATTTCTAAGTGGTAACTCACCAAGCGATTGAATAATTCGTTTATATTCTTGTTTGGCAACGCCGGTTAAATGATGAGGCGGCGTTTTTTGTAAGTTTGGCAAACCGTCTTTGGCTAGAATTTCCGCTTTGTACTTGGCTTCTTGCTGTAAAACCGTCAAATTTCCTTTTGACTGAGAAAGTAGTTTTTGTTTACGCGCCATACCCCACAAACACCTCCCTTTTCTTTCAAAATGGGGTTCATTCACCACCTAAAGACGAAAAATAGATAGAATTTGGGGTGCGAAAAAGAGGACGTACGTTCAAGAGCACGGCCCCAACTAACCCCCGTTATTTTTAGGTGGGGGCTTCCCACTATTCTATTCGGTAACGCGTTTGAAATTCGTGAAATTTTTTGTTTCAAATTCATTGAAAACTGAAATTAAACTTGAATTTAATCTTTTATCATTGTTCAATCGATCAATGCAAGTTTGCTTATCAACATCAATCAAGATGTGATTGACATGATGATAAGGACTCAATAGACTATCGATCCGCTCATCCGGATAGGTCTGGATGATCCATACATTATCAAAGGTCTGTTCGCTCTTAAGCTTGCGTAACATCTGTTCAAAGAATAGAACGATGTAATCATGAACATCAAAGTTTTTAACATGACTTGGTAATCCAGTTAGCGATTGCATCAGTGAATCATAGTCATAGATTAAGTCATGCTCAGTCCGATGCTTGTAAACATAGGTTGACTTGCCTGATCCAGGTAAGCCACACACAATATTGATTGTCATATAGCGATTAGCTCCTTTATGATGCTTAATCCATTCACGTTTAGTCTTAAGCTGATGACAAGCGTTACATAATCCTTGTAGATTATCGTCGCTCAATCTGTCTTCCCAATCATCTTTACTAGGAACAATATGATCAACCAATTCCAATTCCATGCCGCAACGCTGGCATAGATCAAGATCGCGTTGCTTAATCGTTTCTCGTTTATGAGTCCACAACGTTGAATGATAGAACTTAACATACTTAGTTTGATTTACATCCCTTGACTGGTTATATGTTCTATCATTATCTTTACGCTCTATCTGATCATACGGTGCAAGTGTTGGCTTCCCGTTGATAAAGGTTAACTTAGTCGGCTTGGTCATTTGCTGTCTCCAGGTCTTTCATCACACCTACCTGAGTAATCATTGCCCGACCATATTGTTCAAGCGCTAACTCAAAGTCCATCTTATTTAGTTCAGCATAATTACTGGCCATAAAATAAGTTAGCCTGATCAATACAAACTCAAGCTCATTAGCCGTCACATCTTTAGGCACACTAATATTAAATTCATCTTCCTTACCTTTGTATAGCTTTACGTTGGCCGTTACGATATTCTTAGTCTTCATCCGCTGGTCCTCCTTGTGACTGCATAATGAAAACCCCAGTCAAATCGACTGAGGTCTGCTGAATTACTATGCTATTAATATAAACCACTAAAATCAATAAAACCATTCAGTTTATCGGGTCCGATAAAAGTCAAGTCACTAATTTATTTTATCTTCATCCCAATCGTCTAACCAATTAAGACGTCGGTGTAGCTCAGAATGCTTCTTTTGTATATAAGACAAAGCGTAATGAACATCATTATCTGACGCAATTTGTTCTAAGCTTTTACCCTCAATATATTTCTTCCGAAGAATTTGTTCCTCTATTCCATCAAAGCTATCAACTAATTCTAATAAATCCGATAGTGCTTGGCGTCGCCACTCAAGTTCTTGTTGCAAACTATCTATATCTTCTTCTAAATGGGCAGCTTTCGATTCCTTTTCAATCCGCACATTGGCTAAATCTCCACCTACCCATCTTTGATACTCATGTTCAGACTTCCGAATATTCCACTCTAAAAATTTGATATCATGTTCCAAGCGTGAATATTCACGCAACCATTGAAATCTACTTAAGTTAGACACCAAGCACCGCCACCTCTATGCTATAATTAAGTTGTCGATTTAATTAAGAGATGGCCGCCATACAAATGGTGGCTTTTTTTATAATAAAACCGCATCGCTATCCTTGTGATTATCAATTACGTAATACTGTTCAGTCGTCTCGGTCGAGTTATGGCCCATCATAATGCTGACTGCTTCTATCGGTTTATTTTCCCGGACCACTAAGTCAGTAGCGCGACTTGTTCTCAAATCATGAGGATGGATTGATCGACCAATAATGTCGCTAAATTCATACTGAAACCAATAAGCAAATGCCGCTGGCGTCAAATCCTTAACGCCTCTGCTATCAATGCGGACAAACAATCCCTTAGCTTTATCTTCTATTGCTAAATTCTTCACCCGCTCACAGCGAACTGCATCCCACTTTCTAACATAGCGCATAGAGTCATTTGAAATCTTAAATCTACGCACCTTTCCTAAACGGCCCGGTCCCTTACATCTGATTGGATTACTTAAGTAATATCGGTGATTCACACCATAATCATCAACATAATTCTCAGCATCATCAATTGTATAATTCGCTATTATTCTACTGAATTGTGGTGATTCCGCACGACGACATGCTGTTTGATAAGTCAAGATTAGGTAACACAAACGTTGGAATTGTTCACGATCTTTCAGTGTTGTCACTAACAACTCAAATTCTTCAGGTGACAAAGGCTTTTTTTCCTTGCGTGGTGTTTTTATTATCCGCTCGCGACCCTTCCTGATCGGGTTACGGAAAGTCGGATATTCTTCCTCATAATATTTTTCAATGTATTCACATAACTCTGATGCAGCGGCCATTTTAACGTTGGTGTTCGACGATGAACCATTGTGACTAATGAGCCAGTCTTGATAAGCTTTTCCATCCCTGATTTTTAATTCAACAATCTTCTTGTTCTTACAGTTGTCATAAATCCAACGGGCAAATATTCGTAAACATGAACGGTACTGCGTAAGTGTTGATGGCGATAACCGTGGACTGTGTTGTAAATATTCATTGATTTTATGACGGTTGAATTTACGTACTTTCGTATTGAACCATTTTTCAGAAACTGTAGGAATCTTGATTGTCTCATTCATTTAATAACCTCCCATTAATTCAAAAAGGCAAAGTCAACTCACAGATTACTTGATTCTTTTCAAACGCTGATAAATTCCGCATCGCGTGCACTAGTTCCGGTGGTGCTGCCTTCCACTTGTTTCGCATTCGAATAATTGCACGTTCCAAATCTTGATTAACTTCTTCCATATTCTTCAATAAGTACCGATAGAATATCTTTTGGGAATCATTCATGTTGGTCATCTCCTATACCTTCAAATTGTTCGTCAATATTTTGTGGAACCTTTCCTAAACCGATTGCAACCACATCAGGTAACGTGTCCATTAATACATTTATAACCGGTAAACTTATTTGAAACTCTTGATTGCTAATCCCTTTGTCGAGTACTAACGCCCTAATAGCTAATATTTTTTGATGTTCTGTCAGCATGTTTGCCCTCCGTAAAGTTAGCTTTTATTGTCAATCTGGTACCCGTCTAACCAGGCACGGGCAAACTCGTCTTGATTATTACGTACCCAAGTCATATCTTTTTTGTTGTACCAGTGCTTTTCATAGGCAAGTGTTATCGCTTCAAACAAACTAGCACTCTCTGCCTTACTCGCCTCAATAAATGACACAACTATCTGTGGGATCACCGTAAGTTTGCTATAAGTCTGCTTAAAAATCTCATCAGCAACAGCCCAGCGCTCACCGTTAATACCAGTAGCAATCCAATCACCAACATGAATTCTTAAGTTACCCTCTAAGGTTTGGATATAACATAGCGATGGCTCACCGACATAGCCGTTAAACATCGTCGATCCAACTAAAATCTCATACTTGTCCACTAATTGCTGACTACCATCGAATTGTTCAGCCTCAGTAACTGCCGTCTTAATATATTTAGCCATCAAATCACGTCCTTAAATTTAACTTTTCGCTTCAGTTTAAGCATCAAATGCTTGCTGAACCAAATGCTTAAATTCATCTTTATTTTTCATGATTAAGTGTCCGGTTTCGGTTGGTTCTACGAAAACTGTTGAATCAAGGGCTGCTTGTAAATCATCCAGTACTGAATTAGCAATTGATTCAGCACTTAATAAGCCATCCATTGAATCTGGCAGAAGATAGTCGTAAATTACTTCATTAACCAACATCCGTTCAGTATCTGTCATTCATCTCCACCTCCTAAAAGCTAGTTTTATTCGTCATCTTCATCCGTATAAACATCATCAAGTGATTGACTAACGTCACCCTCCATAAGAATGTCTTCAAGATCAAAATCAAAGTTGCTGTATAATGCGTATTCGACCTGCTTCAAAATTCTTTCAACATCATCACGAATTGATGAGCTACTATTCAGTGAGAAGTTTTCTATTGCATTGTTGATTGCAAGTAGTTGTTCACGATCATATTCAGCGGCAATCACTTTCTTTGATGCAGGTACTAATTCAAGTGTGCCAGATGGATATTCAAGTGCATCTTCCAATACTCCAAGATCAGATCCAGCTTTAGCGTCAAAAATAAGTGCTTCATTTTCAAATTGGGAAGTCTCATAAACTAACTCGTTTAGAATTGCTGTGCGCCCTTCTCTGGTAACATACTCTTTTCGTTTTGAATCATAGATAATATATTTATCGTTCATAGTTTCACTCCCTTAAACTTAGTTTTACAACTCACTTTCATCAATCGGAAACATCCCTACTAAATCTATTTCCGAATGATCACCGACAATTTCTGTTAAATCCACGAATAAGTAATAGCCTTGGTCCGTATTACCAAGAACATAAACCGCAGCGCCTTTTGGGAAATCAATGTCAAGTAATTCAAACAGTTCCCGTAAACTCGCGAAAGCTGGCCAAACCATTAAATGTGGCTTACCTTTAACAATCCGCCACTCATGTTCAAATCTAGACACAAAGCTCTTAAGGTCTTCCATCCTAATTTTTCTCCTCACTTTCTTGCCAATCATCAACTAGATCACCAGGAGCGACATTCAATGCTGACGCAAGACTTTCTAGTGTCACAATAGTGATACCCCTGGCCCCATTTCCGGAAAGAATGCTTTCTATCGTGGTGGTTCCAAACTGGGTGATTGCCTGTAATTCTGTAAATGTTATTTTCTGATGGTCCATAAAGAACCTAGTATTTGCGGCAATATTTTTACGAATGTTTGTCATGGTGACCTCCAGACTTCCCAGTATTTAGCTTAATTTCAATTGCGTAGATATTTTTGAAGTCTAGGCTTGGTGCTATGTCAGTATCAACATTCAAGATGTCCTCAGCCATGTGCGCTAAGACGCTACTAAAGATTGGCAATGCATTGTCATAATCATTTTGACTGAGGCGCCATTTTCGACTTGTCTGATCTTGAACCATGCACTGCAGAAATTTCGTCATAAACGTGTGATGCTGGAAAATTCCGTTTAAAATAACTAACCGCTGATTCTGTGACAATTTTGGAAGTACGCGCACATAGTTATAAATTACGCCGTCGATTGGACTAGCTTCTGTAGTCATTACATCTTCAAATTTATTCGGTGCCAGGTTAATAGTTGAACGCGGATTTAAAAAAAGATCGTAGTAAATGTGCGCAATTTTATTAAATTCATACAACTCGTTACGGTAAATATTCTTTGGCTGTTCCGAATGAAATTGGTGCACACGAATAGTTAGAATAATTACTAGTAGTACCGCCAAAACAATAAAAATAACATCAAGTTCATCCCCTTATCCCTAAAATGTTCTAGTTGGTGTGATCAAGTAATTAGCAACCTGTTTATCGCCATTAACGGCCGTTAAAACGATTGGCTGTAATTTCCCGTTAAAACCTAATTGAAATTCACTTCTGCTGGTATAGCCATTCAAAAACTCATATATGAATTCTAGACCATCAGCCAGAAATATAGGATTTAAGTTCACCTTTATTGGTGTTGCAATATCAAGCTCAACAGCAATTTTCTGTGCTAATAATTTACCGCGACTGATCGTAATACCGTTGTACTCAATCAGAATTTCGCAATTATCTTGTCCGCTAGAATCAAAATCAATATAACTTTTAGGCAACTTCAAAAATTGTCTAAATACTCGGATTACTTCGGCATTCAGCGTCACTGTTTCTTTGAATTCACTTGGAACTAGCTTACTAACATCAGGGTAATTAACATCATTTTGAAAAGTAAATGTATCCAGCCGCAAATTCAACGGCTCTTTAAGCGCTTTGTCCGGCACCACATTTTCAATTCTTAACATCCGATAACTATCAGTCGCTGTCATACTCATATCTGGATCAAGATGCAGACATTGCAACGCCGGTCGACTGTCTAAAACACCACTAGTAATTTTTTTAAATGCTTGATACAGCTTATTTTTGAGCATAACTACCCCTCTTTTCATTTTATGAGCAGGACTGACCGCGCCGTTATTCTTTACCACTCAATTTGACACGCTCTAAATCCTTCTCGTAGAATTCTTGCTTAGTTTGGGTACGATCCAACAACACTATTACCAGCTTCTGCCGATTCCAGCCTTTGCGTGGTTCCTTCAAATCAACAACTGCACCTAATTGACCAGGTATGGTCGTCTGTCCTAGAAACTTCACTTCTGGAACTGAAACAACGTCGCCTACTTTTATTGGTTCTTTAGCCATAAATATTCACTCCTGCCTAACCGCTGGGCGTAACCACATTTTCACGTATATGTGCCAACCCGTAAGTTCATAATATTTAGATTCAACTTTACTAATTTCATATTTTGGATACATCTTTTCCAGCATCAATTTACCGTATGCTGGATCAGCAGCCATCTTTTTTACACGCATTAATGAATATCTGAAATCATTAGTGCGGCTAACCGGCCGTTTTAGGTTCCGGCTAGATGACCAGCGTTTTTTGCCTTGTGGGTCCTTGGTAATATAACGACATAACGCTTCAATACCGTTCTTATTGGGCTGAATCCGATCAGCGTTGACAAAACCTAATGACTGCCTGCCCTGCCCCTTAACCTGTTTGGACCAAATCGATTCAACTTCATCACGGCTGAGACCACCGTTCATGATTATATGATGATGAATCCTTTTGATAAATTTACCGGCTTCATCTTTTTTATATTCAGTCACAAGAATATATTTCAAAGCTGAAAGTCCGCTTTTATTTCTGCGATATTCGATCCGCCGTAGAAAGTTTTTCACTTCACGCTCGGCTTGCTCCACAGTTTCTGGTAAATATTCATTGCTGTACGTACATGAAACATGGAGATCCCCGGCACCAAAGTTGCCATTCCCCAACTGAATTAGATAACGTTTAGCATTCTTATCGTTCAAGTTCTTCTGCTTTGGCGCACTCTCACGTTGTTTACGTGACCGCCGCCCACGTTTGGCAGTCCGTTCAGCATCTATTGTCCGCGGTATGATATCCACCTCGGCGTAATATGATCCACACTGTATTTTCTTCTCTCGGATAAACATGATGCACACCCATTCTTGGTTTTATTGGAATCGTTGGAATGATAATACCCAATACAAGCTCGACAAATGCTTGCCGTAAATCTGTGCAAAGCGCACTACAGCAAGCATTAGTTTTACTTATTCGCCCAAAAATGGTATAGTTATTTTATTCAGAGAGCGAATACGCTTGTAGATTTGTTGACCAGGATGTTCCAGCATCTTAGGTCAATTTTTTTATGCAAATTTTTATCCGGCATAAGGAATGCCTTCAATAATTGATGACCAATCAATCACCAGTTGCCCTGGTAAATGTGTACACGTCAGTCCCTTGGATTCAAGAAACGCAACAATGGTCGCATTGGGAACTTCCGTATTAATTGATAAACTAGTTTTGCCTAGCTGGCTTGCCGCTATCAGTTGACTATAGAGCCGTTCCTCGATACCATGTTGATATGCTTTACTTAAATCTTCAGTAACATTCTCAAATAATTCTTCCATTTTCCTACCTACTTTCATAAATTATGCCAATCGGTGCAGCCAAAACCGTAACCGATCGTGAATATAAATATTGTCCAAAAAATAATTAGCATGATAACCACCGATATAATTTGAAGCCCAAAATTCCGATTACAGCGCCAACAACCATCCAAATAAGTGCGTCCGGCACCTGCACAACACGACTTCCAGCTGATAAATAGATCATTAAGCATCTTCCTTTCATTCTGCCTAGCCCGGCGTCTGTTAATGATATTGTTGATGTTCTTCTATCCATTTATCGACGGCTTTACGTGAAAATGACGGTGTACGATTGTTACCAATATAAAATTTAGGAAAGTCTTGTTCGGCGGTGACAGCAGCAATGTTATCGTTACCGATACGTTTGAATATTTTTTGTTTGAGTTCTTGCTGGTTCAAAATCTCATCAAAGTTTTTTTCTTCGGCAACTAGTTCTTCAACAAAAGGCTTCATCCGATCTACTAACTTATCAGCCAGCGCATCGACTAGCATTTCCATACCTTTATCGTCCAAGGCAATATTCATTGATCGCCACCTCCGTCTAACTGCTTGATAATCGTCAATGTCGCTGTAGACGGCATCCAATTAGCAATAAACTCGCAAGCAATATCAAAATCCCGTTTGCGCAATTGACTACGGGTTTTAACATTAGTTACCTCGTTAAGACCACGGCTGATATCCTGATAGAGCTTAGAACGCTGTGGCTTATTTAAACTCAATCGGTGGGCATCAACGTATTCCTTGATGGCAGTACCAATACGCTTACTCAGCCAGTTGTATTCACCAGGTGACAATGTCTGATTCTGTTCCAACTGATCGACACGCCGATCAATTTTCTTAATTTTTTGATTAGCGGCGTCACCGTTTTCCAGCAGTGCTCTAATTTTTTCTTCCGGTGTCATTGGTAATTGCATGGTGGCACGAAAATAGGTTTCCTCTAATTGATCAAACATTTCCCAGGCACGATCAGTTCCCAGCATTTTCGAATGCCGACTGGCGCCGCGACGAGTCCACAGATATAAGTGTGAAATCTGTTTAAGAACCAGTCCGGAGTTTCCGTAGTGCTCTTTGAAGTCCCTCAGCTCTTGCCCTTTAAGCAAATAATAATGTGTTCCGGCAATGAACTTGTCGGCGTGATAGTTGAAGTTCTCACTGATTCGCCGCGGTGTCGTACCGTAAAACTCGGCTAATTGTTCGGTCGTTAAGATCAAATCATTTTTGAACTTGATTTGTGGTAGCTCGTTCAAGTTTCATCCCTTCTTTCTGATATACTTTGGTTATCCCAATATAAGGAGTTCAATAACAATGAAACTAAATCATGACTGTATTAGAGCCGTTCTGCTTGAACTTGAAGATCGATTAAGCCTAAACGGTCTTTTATTACCCAATGACCTCGAAGCATTCAATTCATACCAAAAATTTGGTGAAGATGAATTCATTTATTGCTTGGATAAGCTCATAGAAGCTGGCTTTCTTGTCGGCTATATTCAGCGCTTGGATGATTCCATTTATACCTATAGCGTTTCATCTATTACATGGAACGGCCATGAATACCTAGATACAATTCGTGACAATAAAGTTTGGCATGATTCTAAGAAAATAGCCTCAAAATTCACTAGTGTTTCATTGTCATTAATGTCGGAGATTGCCTCAAAAGTAATACTTAAATCTCTTCACTTAGATGAGCTTTGAACACATGCTTATCAATCAGCACAAAGAAGTTGTTCGGAACTATGCAAGGAAACTCCTTAATTAACTTTTTAGATGCTGCCTTATCAACCCAGAAAACATGTTCAAATCCTCTGCCTGAACCAGTTAGAACCGGAATCCTTCGCTTACTTCCATCTAAATAAAAATAAACATAGTCATGATTTTCCAAACAATTCACTCTCCTTACATGATTGCCTTATATAGCTCTGTAATGGTTACAGCCATTTCAGGGCTATTATTTTTGGACTCTAACAATTCGATAAGATATTCGCGCGCCTTTATGTTAATATTTTGGCTACTGATTCTTTGGGCTGCTTCTGTCATCCCTGTATCACCTCCTTAAACTGTTTGCTTTAACCGATCATGAATAGTCAATATCTGCCATAGTTGGGGCACTGGCAACTTACCTACTCATGAAATAAATCGTAATTAGTCCACCGATAATTCCAAATATAATTCCTTGTAATGTAGCCAGCATTATCTTCAGAAATTTTTTTCTGCTCAACTGCCTACCTCCTTAAATCGTTTGCTTTAACCGATCACGAATATCACCGCCTCATTTGATATACTTTAGTTATTCCAATATAAGGAGGTGTAGACGAATGGAAATTCCTTACTACGATAATCCATCGGGTCAATTATCTGTACGCGTTGAATTGCAGCACACTGCTGATGTTTACCTTCTGGATCAATCTAATTTCAACGCCAAACAGGCAGGACGTGATTTCAGATACTTTGGCGGTAACTACTCACAAACACCTGTTAACATAACCGTTACTGGCGCCGGAAGATGGTACTTAATCGTTGATAATGGCTCTGGTGAAAGCTACAAATATCAATGGATTAAATAGTGGTTTGGGGATAGCCTGGTCTATCCCTTTTTCAATGTCCCATTAGCCAGAATTGTCTCGCTCACCTTATCGGAAACGTCTTGCCATAGATCGTAAGTTAAGCCAAAAGTTGTTACGATTTTGGCTACAGCTTCAACTGCAGCACTTTCATCTTCTATGGTTATTAATTTTCTAGTTATTGCTGATTCAGCCGTATTAGATGTACTTGCATACATTTTGATCGGCACCGATTTTATTCGATCACACATCCCTGTTTCACCTTCCTTAAGCTAAGTCACCTTTAATTTCAAGCGTTTGTATATACCGCTTGGCTAGTTGTCTCGCTTTTGCCTTGATTACGCGAACAAAATCAAGTCTCTAATCCCTTTTATCTAAGTAACCTACTGGCTCCCAATCATCAGCCAATAGATCATCTGCTGACGGTTGCCAACGTGGAGTTAATGAATCATGTAACCTGTATAACTCTACGATGCATCCGCTTTTAGTATTGGTAGGCAGAATAGTTGGTCCTTTAGGCGTCCACGATTTCCGTGTGATGCCTTTTTGCGTTTTCTTTGAAATTCGTGCCGCTTCTGCAATATTCATCCCTGCATCACCTCCCTTCATCCCCAAACCATGGCTAGTCATCATCCTCACTAGCTTGGTTCTTAACGATCAACTGCAAAACACGGTAATAAGCCATGGCTTCACTGCCGGCTTCCACCGATTTTTGCTGTGCGTTAATATTATGCGAATCTTTCATCCAAACATCGGTCCAATACAGGTCACGTTCTGAAGCATCATCGAACAATGCCTTTACTTCTTTGTAGAGCATTGATATCACCTCCTTAAACTGTCTACTTCAGCATCTATTAATATCTCTAATTGAGATATTATTCTGAATAGAAAAGAAACTTCACACTTTTTCCAAGCCGCCTAGCGATGATAAGCATCTCGTAATCATGAAAGGATGCTTTTCCATTTTCCTTCAGCTCATATTGACGACGATCCTTTAATCCAATTAGATTGGCCATAAATTGTGTAGATAATTCTTCTGCCCTTCTTGTTCGCCGTAAATTAATTCTTGGTTTTAGAAAAGCATCTTTCAATGATTTCTTATTTGCAACTTCGAGCATTTCATCACCTCTTTCTGCTTGCAAGTAAAATATATCTCATTACGAGATATTAGTCAAATTATTTTTATCTCTTGTTGAGATATTTATTAGAACGTGATATATTTATCTCGTGTAGGAGGTGTTTGCATGGCTCAAAACATATTAGGTCCAATAATTAAACAATTACGGATGCAAAAGCATTTAACTCAAAGGGACTTAAGTCAAGTTACCGGTTTCAGCCAAAATACGATATCTAATCATGAAAATCAGAATCGATCTTTGGATGAAGAAGATATAAGTACTTATGCCAACGCTCTTGGTACAACTCCTCAGCGAATGTTTGATTTGGCTACAACTGATGAGTCAGCTACCGACGTTGAAATAACCGAAATTTTAAAACAATTAAATGATCACCAAAAACAACGTGTTATAAATTTTGCTAAGATACAACTTGCAGAACAGCAAAACAAAATTACTGAAATTCGTGAAAAATCAATGAATCTTCCTGATACCTTAGCTGCTCACGCTGATGATCCAAGGCGCACTTACAGCGATAAGGAGTTGGCTGATATTAATAATTATTTAGACGCATGGATCGATCATGAGGAAAATAAGAAAAAGTAAGGTGTTCTCAGTGACAGAATTTGAAAAAATGTTAGATGAATACAGTAAACACGTGACAATACTTGAGGGTAATTTATACGAAAAGTCTGGTTGGTGGGGTTGCTTCAAGATAAAGAAAGGTAAGCCATACATATTTATTGAACATAATCAGCCTGAAGCGGACAAATTAGCTATCTTGGTGGAAGAATTTAAACATTTTTTAACGACGGTGGGCGTGATCATCAATCAGACCTCCACCTCGAATCGTAAACAAGAATTACTAGCACGTCGTCTAACTTACAAAGAAGTCATCCCTGTTGATGAATTGATTCGCTGCTACAACGAAGGCAAGTATACTGAGTGGGAAATTGCCGAAGAACTGGAAGTTCAGCCCCGTTTCTTGCGGAATGCATTGGAATATTTCCAGACGCAACTATATACAGGCATGATTTATCACGCCGCTAGTGGGGATTATCGAGTTACAGTCGGTCAGACTATTAGTTTCTACCGCGTTCCTACTGCTCAGGCCAACTAAAAAATCCCTCACTTGCTGGGAACAAGTAAGGGATTGGCTCTAATGGTAAATAAGCCGATAACTTATTATATCAGATTGGAGCATGGAAAATGGACTATTTTTTAGTAGTGTTACTTCTTATTGGGTTTATTGTGGCAATTGTTGGGATAGTATTATTAATTATTGATTTTATCAAAAAAAATTCGAAAAAGATTTCATTAATTGTTATTGCTATAGGGGCACTGTTATTTATATTCGGTATTGTTGGTATTAATGTGTATGTTGCATACGAAAATAACCGACCACTAGTTTTAAAAACAGTGAAAAAGAATTTCTATATACCTGCTGACAAGAAGTCAATTACGATTCCTTTAAAAACAACTGTTGGGGCCACATTATCTGCTTATGATGATGGAGGCTCCAATTGGAAGCTATCATCTCGGGAAATCACCGGCAAAACAACCAACGTCAAAGTTAGCGCTGATGGCTCACGAGTGGATGCAAAGTTTATAGAAAAATTGGGCGATCACAAAAAAACTTTGATTGTAAGCGTCTATCCACCACAAGTAAGTCTGGCAAATAGCGTCAGTAAAGCATTAGATTCAGACAACGATTCAACATCAGAATCTTCTTCCAGTTCAAAAACGGTTCCTTTTGGGACTGTTAATGCTATGGGAAACGGTTCAATGGCAGCTAATCTAACCATGATCAGTGCACAACAAGCTGATCCTAACGATGCCAGCGTAACTGACTTATCGCATAACTACCCAAATTTAAAACAATTCGTTATTGTTACTTACAAGGTAGAGGCTTTATCAGATAGTATTCCTACCGATACTGTCGATGGCGCATACTTTTCTTATGTAGACGACCAAGGTTCAATGGGCCAAACATCTAGTAATAGAGACCCAGGTACTGCAGAATCTATTAATAAAGGACAATCTATTACCCTACGAATCGGTGTCGGCTTAGAAAATGTTTCAAAAACCATTGAAGTTCAGAGCGGTAATGTCACATTTAAAGGAGATATTCAATAACTTTTTAGAGTCCTCTAACGGAGATTATCGAATTACAGCCGGTCAAACTATTAATATTTACCTCATTCTGATAAATATGTCAATATAAAAAATCCCCTACCCGCTGGGAACGAGTAAGAGATTAGCTCCTTATGATAGGAACTGACAAAAATAATTATATCATAGGGAGGAGTTTTTCTGTGAAAAAACTCGGGATTAATACGGCTGCTGGAATACTTGATATTATCAATACGATTCTGGTTGCAACATCATGGTTTGTTATTGGTTTCGCCGCAATCGGTGAAGCCGGCGGTGCTAAGGGTGCCACTAGTGGTGCCGCAACGTTTTATTATATCTTTGTTGGTGTCGGTCTTATTCTTCATATTATTGGGTTACTCAAATCACGTAAGGCTGGTATCTCAATTACTGGTCATATTTTGGGTATTATTGGTACAGGAATATTTTTACTTTCGCCGGCGTTAGCATTAGGTACATTTGTTTTACTGATCATCGCTGCTGTCTTCACTCTAAAACAGTCACCTGTAGCTAGCAAATAAAAATAAAAAGGGGTTTCCATTATGAAGCATTTTGTTAAAGCAATTGCTGTTGGGTTCGCAACCATAACTTTAGGTGCCACTGTGATTATAACTACACCTGAAGTTTCTACAGCTAATATCGTTTACGCTAAAGCCGAACCAGCTTCTCTACAACCTGGTAACTACGTTGTAGGAACGGATATCAAGTCGGGTCGTTATACCGTTACACCACAAAATGGATCAGGCAATTTTTCCACTGAGCCTAAAAAATCACTATCTGGAAGTCTAAATGAGATCTTGGGTACTGATGATCCCAGTTATGTTCCTTCTGTGACGGCTAATTTTAGAAAAGGCGATAAAGTCAAAGTCGAAGGTATTCCAACCGTTCAGTTCACACCTGTCACTACACGGAATAAAACAAACACCACTGTACTTAATACAGGTATCTGGGTTGTTGGAAAAGATATCAAAAAAGGTAAGTACGAAGTAACTCCCGCCTCCGGTCAATCTGGTAATTTTACCATCCAACCAAAAGCAGTACTTGGTGATACCACCAATGAAATTTTAGGTGATGATACTTCTGCTAGTGAAGTTCCTAAAGTAAACGTTAAATTGCACAAAGGCGATACAATTCAAATTCAAGGAATGTCACAAGTTAATTTTGCGAAAAAATAAGCAATAAAAATACACCCTCATCCCCGACCAAAGTTTTGAGAGTGTATCTGCGATCAAGCCACAATTAAGTGGCCCTCTTCATGCGTAATTATATCAATTTTGAAACAAAAAATCATGTTTCAAAGGATTTAATTAAAAAATTTTATTGAAGAATTAAGGTATTAACATAATGGCCGGAATAAACCCATTACCAGATGAAACAACCAACGCAGCTTTAAAACCAACTGCGTCTGCACTAGGAGAAGCATCCGGAACAATATTTACTGCGGGATTTAACTTAATATTAACCCCACTTCGAAAATATAATATTAGAAAATAG